ATTTACGTAATTTCGTTGATGGAAGCCAACCGTTAACTTGGGTAATTGGATAACATGGGTTCATTGTTTGAGTGGATAGATCTTGTAGAAGATGAGAACACCACAAAGAAAAAAGAAACCGACGTTAGGTTAAAAAAACTTCCTGTTTCTAGAGATGGGTTAACTCCTGTAATGTCTAAAGCGACGGTAGATTATCATTACGGTAAACTAGCAAAAGGTTATGTAGATCGTTACAACAATAAAGAGGGCGATAGTGATTTTAACTACGCTGGTGCAGTGTTACACAATACTTTTTTCGAACAGTTTAGAAAAGCAAAGAATAGCAATAAACCAACTGGCATATCATTAGAAGTTATAGAAGATAAACATAAGTCATTTGCTGAGTTTAAAGAAACGTTTACACAAACCGCTAAGGATATACAAGGTTCAGGTTGGTGTTATGTAGACAATAAAGGCAACATTAAAATAATTAAGAACCATGCTACTAGAGCTAACATTGCTTTAATAGTTGATATGTGGGAACATGCCTGGGCTTTAGATTACAAGGCAAACAAAGACAAATACTTAGCAAATATATGGCGTATTGTAGACTGGGACGTCATTAATAAACGGATTGCAGGATGAGGGCAGAAGAGTTTATTACAGAGCATAGAATGGTATGGAAAAGTACCAAAAAAGGTCTTAAACTCAAATGGCGATGCACAAGTGGATTTCGCACAGGTAGGACTGTTCCAAATGCTAAAGATTGTAGTAAGCCGTTAGATATAGCACAAGCACAACGTATGAAAAAAACACGTGCTAGAACAAAAATATCACAAGCACGTAAGTCTAAAAAAACTAAACGTGTAAATCCAGGATCTAGACTAGCCGCAAAGTTAAATAAATCTAAAAAACGTAAATCTAAAAAACGCAGGTAAACTTCATGCTATAATACACGCATGGATTTAATGTTAGACATAGAAACACTTGCAACAACCCCAAATGCTGTGATTTTAAATATCGGTGCTATAGGGTTTGACCCTTTTACAAAAATCGTATACGATCATCATGTTTGCTATCATAGAATAAACACAGATTCTCAAGAAGATAGATACATCGACGATAATACAGTTGAATGGTGGTCAAAGCAAGGTAAAGAAGCACAAGAAGAAGCGTTCGGTGAAGAAGGTAGAGTTCCGTTAGATGAAGCACTAGACGAATTAGCAAAACTTGCACGTAAGTGCGGAAGAATATGGGCTAATGGTATTTCGTTTGATATGACTATACTAGAAAATGCTTATAAGAGTTACGATAAATCGTTACCATGGCAGTATTATAGAGTTTTAGATGCTAGAACATTGTATAAGTTATGTCCAGGAAAACAACTAGGTAACGACCATCACGCACTTGCAGATTGCGTTAATCAAATTGCTCTAGTACAAGAGTGCATTAAAGAGTTAGGTGTTACTAAAATAAGTTAAAAGTCTGCTACTAAATCACCCTGTATCCAAGTACCAACATGATCGAGTTCAACCTTACAGTTTAAACACACTGTTTTAAAGGATGTGAATGTATAAATGTCTAATTGTTCTAAGTACTTTGCCTTAAAGTTGCATTTTTCGCAGTATTTCTTTTTGTTATACCCAGCTAATTTCCATTTAGGTACTTCTATTTTAGGTTTAGAAGCGCAAGTGTGGCATTTGGATCGGTAATGAACTATTCCTTCTTTAGTATAGTTAATAGCGACAAGTCTTTTGCCGCAACCACATGTTTTTCTCTCTTCTTGTTTTAATATTTTCTTTGTCATATAACTAAAGGCTCTTTGCTATGATTAGTATAGTATTTATATATCACCAAAGAGACACTAAAGGTGCATTAAACCGTTAATAATGCCGAAATTAAATAAATAGTTTTAAATATTACATTAGGGAGAAATACAGATGGCATTAGTTTCACCAGGTATTGAAGTTACTGTTGTTGATGAGAGTGCGTATCCAGCGGCATCGACATCAACAGTACCATTCATACTAGTCGCAACAGCAGAGAATAAAATTAACGGTGCAGGAACTGGAGTAGCACCAGGAACATTAGCATCTGCTGTAGGAGATACATTTTTAATATCAAGTCAGCGAGAGCTAACCAACACGTTTGGTAACCCAGCGTTTTATAAAACGTCAAGTGGTACACCAATACATGGTTATGAGCTTAACGAATATGGATTGCAAGCGGCTTATTCAGTGCTAGGGTTAAGTAATAGAGCTTATGTACAACGTGCAGATGTTGATTTAGCAGAACTAACCCCAACAACAGTTAGACCGACAGGTAATCCTGTAAACGGCACATATTGGTTAGACACAGCATCAACACAATGGGGTGTGTTTGAATGGAACGAAACTACTGAAGCATTTACAAATAAAGTTCCAACATCTATTACTGATTTAAGTAAGTTAGTTGGTGGTGTTGCTACAGGCAAACCTTTAGTAAGTATCGGTAACATAGGTGACTATGCTATAGTTGCAATTAATGTTAGAACTCCGCTTTATTATAAGAACCGTAGTAATAAATGGGTATTAGTAGGAGATGCTACTGACACCGGCAATGCGGCAGATTTAGATTGGTATGATAGCCATCCATCTGTTACTAGTGCAGATGCTGGTACACTTACGTTGATAAACGGTAACACTATTGCTATTAACACTAGTGGTAACGGCGGAACAGTTACTCTTTCGGGTACTACAATTGCTACTTTAGTTTCAGATATTAATACTGCTAGTCTTACAGGTATTACAGCCGCAGTGGTTAGTAATAAAGTTGAGATATATGCTGATGCTACATCGTCAGGAGCATCTCCACCGGCAACAATGTTAATGTCAGGTGTTGAGTATACAATTTTAACAGTAGGTACAACAGATTTCACAGCTATTGGAGCAGGAGCAAACGAAGTAGGCAAAACCTTTATTGCAACTGGTGCAGGAACTGGTACAGGAACAGTACGTCATCATATATTAGCAGTAACAGATAATACAGGTGCTGGATTATCAGGCACATACGGAATGCTACAATTACGCCAAAGTACACACGCAAATAATCCAACTTGGAAAGCTAGCGATTTAGGCATTACTGGAGGCAGACGAACAGGTTCTGTTTGGATTAAGACTACTAGTGTAGATTTAGGTACTAATCTTGCAATTAAGAAATATAATACTGCAACAGGAACTTTTGTTTCACAAACTACCACATTGCATTGCGATGACGAAGGTGCTAACTTTGCGTTAGATCCAACTAACGGTGGCAGTGCAATTCCTGCAGGTACTACGTATGCTAGATTTGATTCGTTTACTGATGATACTGCAACATTAATGGTATTATTCCGTACAGCCACTGGAGCAACAGAAGTTGCAGGTGCTATAACTAATCCTACGCTTACAGCAGGTAATACGTTTACAATTAAAGCAAGTGATAATAGTTCAACTGTATTAACTGCACCAGTAACGGTAACTTTAACAGGAACAACAGCGGCGTCTTTTGTTGCAGACTGGTTAGCGGCAGGTGTTGCAAATACAACAGCATTGGTCACAACAGCAGGAGCAGTTAAAATTGTTCACACCCAAGGTGGTGTAATTGAAGTTAAAGATATAACAGGAACTCCATTAGCAGATGCTGGATTTACAATATCGTTATATAATGTACGTGAATGTGTTCAAGGCGATCTAATAATTACAAATTGGGAAGCACTAGGCATGGAAGCGGTATTTAGTGCTGGTCCTACTCAACCAGGGCAAGATCCAGTTGAAGGTACCAAATGGTATAATAGTGCAATTGATGAAATTGATATTATGGTTCAAGGTGGTGGTGGCTGGAAAGGTTACTTAACTAAGTTTCCTACTACTGACCCAGCTGGTCCTACAGTATCTGTACTTGCACCAACAGTACAAAGCGACGGAACAGCATTAGTTGCGAATGATCTTTGGGTCGACACAAGTGATTTAGAGAACTTTCCATTAATTAATCGCTGGAGTGGAACGAAATGGGTAGCAGTTGATACTACTGATCAAACATCAGAGAAAGGTATTTTATTTGCAGATGCAAGGTGGGATACTGACGGAACTACAGATCCGATTAGTGGCACAATGCCAACTATTGCTAGTTTGTTATCGAGTAACTATTTAGATTTAGATGCTCCATCGCCGAGTTTATATCCAACAGGTACATTGCTTTGGAACTTAAGACGTAGTGGCTTTAATGTTAAACAATTTAAACTAAACTACTTTAATTCAACTGACTTTACTGGTGTAATACCAACAGAGAAAAATGCTTGGGTTACTGCATCGGGATTAAAAGATAACGGTGAAGCAAACATGGGTAGACTTGCTCAACGAGCAATTGTTGTTGCGGCAATGAAAGCGGCAATTGATAGCAATACAGAGATTAGAGAAGAACAACGTGTGTTTAATTTGTTAGCGGCTCCAGGTTATCCAGAGCTAATGACTAATATGGTAGCATTAAATAATGAACGTAATAATACAGGTTTTGTTATTGGTGATTCACCGTTGAGGTTATCGCAATCAGGCACAGATTTAGTTAATTGGTCTACTAATAATAATGGCACAGGGTTGCCAACAAATGATGGACTTAATGTAAACGATCAGTACTTAGGTGTGTTTTATCCAAGTGGTAGAACTACAGATTTAACTGGTTCATCAATTGTTGTGCCAGCAAGTCATGCAATGCTTAGAACTATTGTTCATAGTGATGATCAATCTTATCCATGGTTAGCACCTGCAGGTACTAGACGCGGTAGCATTGATAACCTAGATGCGTTAGGCTTTATTGATACAACGACTGGCGAATTCCAACAGATTGCTACTAGAATGGCTGTTAGAGATACATTATATGAAAATAATGTTAATCCTTTAACATTTATTCCAGGCACAGGCTTAGTAAACTACGGTAACAAAACTACACAGTCAGGCACAGCATTAGATAGAATTAATGTTGCACGTCTAGTGTCGTACATTAGACAACAAACTGAAGGTGCGGCTAAGACGTTTATTTTTGAACCAAATGATAAACTAACTCGCGATGAGATCAAAGGTGTTATAGAGAGTATATTAAACGACTTAATTGCTAAGCGTGGTATTTTTGATTACTTAGTGGTATGTGACGAAAGCAACAATACTCCAGCAAGAATTGACAGAAATGAGTTATATGTTGATATTGCTATTGAACCAGTTAAGTCAGTTGAATTTATCTTTATTCCAATTAGAATTAAGAATACAGGTGAAATTGCTACAGGCGGTTCGTAAGATAATATAGATACAAAAAAAGCACCGAGAGGTGCTTTTTTTATGAGTACATTTTTTATGCAATATAAGTAAGCGTAATTACTATTTTAATTAATTACTTATGGGTTTTAAATTTTCATTAGCTACTCCAACATGGGGGCAAGAAGAACTAGACGCAATACAGCAGGTTGTAGACACCGGTATGTTTACCATGGGCAAGAATGTTAAGCAATTTGAAGAAGAGTATGCAGAGTATGCAGGTTCTAAGTATTGTGTTATGGTTAACTCAGGTTCGTCTGCTAATCTAGTTATGGTTGCCGCACTTTTCTTTACAAAAGACTCGCCGTTAAAATATGGCGACGAAGTCATTGTGCCAGCAGTATCATGGGGTACCAGCTATTTCCCTTTACAGCAATACGGATTGAAATTAAGGTTTGTTGACATTGATTTAGAGACTCTAAATTATGATTTAGATCAACTAGAACAAGCAGTTACAGATGACACTAGATTAATAATGGCTGTCAACTTGCTAGGTAATCCTAATGATTTTACCCGTATTAATGAAATTATTAGTTCTCGCAATATTAAGTTAATAGAAGATAATTGTGAGTCAATGGGTGCAGAATTCTTAGGACAGCATGCAGGAACATTTGGTGTAATGGGTAGTTTCAGCACATTTTTTAGTCACCATATGTCAACAATGGAAGGTGGGCATGTAGTTACAGATGACGAAGAGCTATACCATATTTTATTATCAATTCGTTCGCACGGATGGACAAGATCCTTACCGCAAGAAAATGAAGTATGTAAGAAAAATAACAATGACTTTAACGAGTCGTTTAGGTTTGTATTACCTGGTTATAACGTAAGACCTATTGATATGGAAGGAGCAATCGGAATACAACAATTAAAGAAATTGCCCAACTTCCTTGTTAAACGTAGGGAGAATGGCGACGAATTCGTTAACCAGATGACTAACCACCCAGACTTAATGATACAAAAAGAGATAGGTAGTAGTAGTTGGTTCGGCTTTAGTTTAGTGATTCGCCCAGGATCAGATTTAACAAGAGAAGAGTTAATTAATAGATTGAATACTGCGGGATTCGAATGCAGACCTATAGTAGCAGGCAATTTCCTTAATACAGATGTTATTAAATATTTTAAATATGAAGTTCCGTTTAAGGTAAAAAATGCAGAATATATTGATAAAAATGGCTTGTTTATCGGCAATCATCATTATTCAATGAAAGAAGCTATAGACAAACTTAAAGAATTGTAAGACTATAATTAATGTTTGTATTCGATTAATCTAACGTTCATCTTAGGATCAATAAACCTTTTCCAAGAGTAGTGTCTAATAACAATAGGTACTTCTGCCCTTCGTTTAATTAGATTCCAATACGTAGGCATAAAGGGTTGATTAAGTGGTTCTATAATACTAGCACCTTTCTTAGTGTTGCAAGACTTACAAGCGGCTACGATATTCTCCCACTCTGTTAGTCCACCTTTTGATCTTGGCCATACATGGTCGTAAGTTAACGAACGATAGTCAAATGAGTTACCGCAATACTGACATTTATAACCGTCTCTTAGATACAAGTTAGGCTTGGTTAAAGCAACGATTGTTCTTCGTTGCACATACTGTCTTACTATAACTACAGATGGTACCCGAAACGACTCAGAAACAGAATGTACTTTCCAATTGTCATAATATTCAAGTATATTAACTTTATTAAGAAACGTTAAGCGTAAAGCATCTTTCCATGACAGCGTACTTAACGGTAACATTGATAGCGGCTGAGCATCTGAGTTTAATATTAGGGTATGCATATTTCTATTTATAAATCGTAGTATAATTAGATTACAACCTAACTAAATAATATTACACATTTAACAAAGGAGATGCATAATGATAATGGCGGTATTTTTCGCTTTAACCTAGGCAAGTGCGTTAGCAATAACTACGCACTGGTTCTAAGTCGAGAAAACCATTTTTTTACTAGATCAAGAGGAGGTACTATAATGAAAGATGATAAAAAGTATGATTGGTCGAAAGAAATATATGGCGAAGGCAAAGATGGAGCATTATTAGTCCTATTAGGAATAATGATGTTAATCTTACTATTTAATGTGGCACAATAATAATGTAATAGCAATAAAAAAGGGCCAATATTGGCCCTTTTCTATGGATGATCTATCTTACTATTTGGTAAAAATATGATAGATGACTGCTAGTGACGCTAAGCCAACTAGACCAGCATTTCCTAATGCTGTGATGATACCAGTAATTGTGCCGATAATGTCGCCACCAATGAATGGCACAGTGCCACCAAAGATTACTTGTAAAACGATACCTAGAGCGATTAACGCCACACCTGCTTCAGTGCCGGCCTTAATCCAGCCTACTACTTTATCTAACATAAAGTACTCCTTTGTTATTAAAAAATAGTTTATAGTCGTTTCAGACTCTCTTTAAATACCCCTGCACGCAAGAGTACTATCCCATCTCTACATTATTGTAGATGAAATTCTGTTATACATCAAATAAATTCTAATTATTTATGCCAGCCGTCTAAAAATCCCCACACTCATATGACTTGACTGTGTGACATTCGCTACACAGTGTCTGTAAATTGCTTGGGTGGTTGCATTCAGCATACATTTTTCCTTTATCTTTTTTGTTTTTAGGTGGCGTTATGTGGTCAACATGTAATAATGTCATTGCATATACTGAACGTTTTGGTTCAGCGTAGTCTCTAACTCGGACGTTTTGCATCGGATTATGAAGGCAATTTTTCCCTTCACATCTTGACTTTTTCCAAAATGAATAAGGTCTGTCAGTTCTTGCGAATCCGCCATAATCTCGCAGTATTTTCTGATGCTCTTCACAAAGACTACAGCTACCTTTTCCTTTGTATTCAGTCAACGGATTATTACAGCCGATTAACTTGCAACTAGCGGTTGGTACTTTTTTCTTTTTACCTTTATATCCGAACTTTTTTACTTTATTAGGATCTAAAGCTATTAGTGATTTAGTCATTGTTATTAGTTACCGTTAACCTGCATTTAAGGTTATTTTTTTAACGACACTTTTATCACCTAACAAATAGCATAAATAATACTAACTTATACAAGGGAGTAAAATATGGCAGTATCGTCGTTAACTAGAATGACAACGCCTTTGGCTACTGATCAGTCAGGAGCAGGCCAAGGCTTGTTAATGCCTAAATTAAAATATAGATTTAGGATTATTTTTGAAAATATGGGAGTATCAACTCCGCGCACAGAATTAACAAAGCAAGTAATGGACTTTACTCGCCCTAGTGTTAGTTTTGATCCAATCGATATTGAAGTATACAATTCAAGAATTCGTTTAGCAGGAAAGCATACATGGGACGACATCAATGTCAACTTACGTGACGATGCCAGTGGTAATGTAGCTAAACTCGTTGGTGAACAGCTACAGAAGCAGTTAGACTTCATGGAGCAAGCAAGTGCCGCTTCAGGTACTGACTACAAATTCACTACACGTGCTGAGATTTTAGACGGTGGTAATGGTGCATTTGAACCAGTAGTACTTGAGACGTGGGAAGTATATGGATGTTATCTATCTAACGTAAACTATGGTGATTTAAACTATGGTAGTTCAGAGCCAGTTACAGTAGCTATGACATTACGTTTTGACAATGCAGTGCAAACACCATTAGGTAGCGGTGTTGGTACAGATGTTGGTCGATCTATTGGCGATAACGTTAACTAATACATAATGGGATTTGGTAGTTTACTAAGTGAATCACTAAAAAATCAAGTCAATGGATTTGGTAGTGGATTCCAGCAAGGATTTTTTGGTACTGATTACTTAAAAGATTACAAGCATGCTAGTAAAACATTTGTTAAAGATGGATTAGCATTAGCACCAACTAACAAATTCCTATTTCATGTTTACTTTACATTAAACACTGGACAGATCCCCGGACTTCAAAGAGGACGGGAATCTGCAACCATCGGTGTCTTAGCAAAAACGGCACAACTGCCGTCTTTTACTATAGATGTTGAGGAGATGAACCAGTACAATCGTAAACGGTACATTCAAAAGAAAATCAATTACCAACCTGTTACTATAACGTTGCATGACGATGGAAGTGATGTAGTAAGATCTATGTGGGTTAACTACTATCGTTATTATTATAACGATTCAAGCTTTAATTATGATGGGCTAGGTTCTAACACACCAAGTTATAATAATCGTGACATATATGAAAACTTAAGATCGGTTAGTGAGTGGGGTTTTAACGGATCAGGACCTGTTGGCGACAGTAAACCAGCGTTTTTCAAAGATATAAAAATATATACGTTAAACAGAGGTAACTTTAAGTCTTATACGATGATTAATCCGATAATCACAGCGGTGCAACATGACACACATGATGTTAGAGCTAGTGGCGATCTTATGGAACATACACTAACATTTAACTACGAAACAGTTAAGTATGGCCGAGGAAAAGTTGGTAGCCAAGTTAAAGGGTTCGGTGATCCAGCAATGTATGATACGAGTTCTAGTCCGTTAAGAGCGGGTGGCACAGCAAGTCTGTTTGGACAAGGCGGTATCCTTGATGCAGGTGAAAGCATAATGGAAGATCTATCATCAGGTAACATACTAGGTGCTATTAGAACAGGTGGTACACTAAGGAATACGTTACGTAACGTAGATACTAGTCAGTTAATATCAACTGATTTAGCTACCGAAGCAGTGTCACAAGGAGCAAACTTCTTGTCAAATATTGGTTCGAACCAAAGATCTTTTGGATTTCCGTCAGTTGATTCTAATAACGTTAATAACGGAATGCAAGAATCTTTTTATGTTCGTTCACCAGCTAGAACTAATAGTAACACATTTTCGACGCTGTCGAAAAGTTTAAGTAGTATACAACGACAGTTTAATAGTAACGACCCAAGTGATACTGCAAGTATACATAAAGCAACACAACAAGGGTTAGCAGTCTTAGAAGATGCAGAACTATCTACACCTCTACAACCAACACTTGATAATTTACAGCAAAATGCTCAGTCAGCCAGTAGTAGTCAATTAACACATCTTGTATTTGATCCAAAGACAGGTACTCCTGGTGATGTAACTAGTAACGGTCAAAACGTAGGAGAGTAGTAATGGCTTCAGCACAGAGTACAAACCAACTTAATATAGACAATTTTTATAATAATAATCGAGTAGGTCAGCAAGTACACAGCGAACAGTACGATATAGTTTTAGGATTCTTTACAAGAGTAATGAACACTAAGGTACTAGCTAAAGCATTTACACTGGACTTGTTTCGTGTTTCAAAAGATACTGGTGTTCCAGTATTAACAATGTTAGATTCCATGAAAAGTAAAAACTCTATAGGAGTTTCAGAAGCAATGGCATTTTATCTTAATCAAATACGACCAAAGAGTGCATTTGTTGGTATAAGTAATGTACTTAATCCGAATATCTTTGTTGCTAGAAACGTGCTAATCTAATGTCACGTTTCTCCCAGGGTGAATACATACCGAGGAACCCAAAGAAATACGTAGGCAAAGGAAAAATAAAGTACCGTAGTTCTTGGGAACTTGCCTTTATGAATTTCTGTGATAACAACAACCATATACTTGAATGGGCTAGTGAGTCGATTAAGATACCGTACAGGAATCCTGTTACTGGCAAGCAGTCACTTTATATTCCGGATTTTCTAGTATTTTACCAAAATAAGCACGGCAAGAAAGTTGCTGAGTTAGTAGAGATTAAACCAAAAAAACAGAGTATAATGGAATCTAAGTTAAGTAACAGGGATAAGGCTATTGTAGCTGTAAACTATGCTAAATGGGATATGGCAACTAAATGGGCTAAACGTAATGGTATGATATTTAGAGTAGTAACAGAAGAACAAATCTTTAGAAAATGACTAAAAAATTAGAAGAACTTTTTGAACTCCCAGAATCAGAATCTAGACCTAATGAGGTCAAGATAGCAGAACCCATCACTGTTAATTCTGTTTTAGAGTTATCAAACCTAGAAAAAATAGAAAATGCATTGTCTGCTGTAAGAGGGTTAGAAGCAAGCGACTCTGAGATGGACGAACTTGCAGGAATGGCTGTAGAGAGTTACAAAGATTTAATGGACTTAGGTATGAATGTTGAACCACGCCATGCTAGTGAGATATTTGGTGTAGCTGACAGAATGCTTAGCCATGCTATTACAGCGAAGAATGCCAAAGTAAATAAGAAACTTAAAATAATCGACTTGCAACTCAAAAAAGCAAAGTTAGATCAATCATCATCACACCAAGAAGAGACAGTATCAAATGGATCACTGTTTGACAGAAACGAATTGTTAGAGAGGTTGATTAAAGGCACAGATCAACCTCTTTCTGAAGATTAAATATATTCCTTAATAATGTAATCAGTTGATAACTGGTAGATATCGTCTTCTCCAGTATAGAACCAAGGATAGTCTATTTCATTATCAACAATTTCAATGCAACTTTTCTTAGTAAAAAAGTTTATATCTGATCTAAATAAACCCCGGCCAGATAAGTATTTTAGTTTTCTCCATCCTAGTTGCCTGTCTTGTAAACATATACCCCATGTCCTTCCGAGAAAGAAAATATTTTTAATTTCTGGTTTGATATAGTTTAGAAAATATATTATATGTGCTTCGCTTGACATAGCAATATGTGTTTGGTTATTGCAGATAGGCATATTTTTTATAATGGTATGTGTTTCGCTTCGGTTACATACGTTTAAGTTTTTAAGTAATTTTTTAGAATCTATTAACCATTCTTTATCGTTTGAAAGCTCATCGTTTGTACTTGTATAGGTTGCTAATGCAACTGAGTTTATAAAAGGACTACCACAAAAGTCTACTATATTAGTATAAACCTGCTGTACTTCTTTTGTAACGTCTAAATTCCAACAATCAACAAGTATTGCTAGAGAGGGTTCTTGTATGTTCATAGAATTATTTATATACATAAATACAGCAATACACATAATTTGTAATAGGAAACCGCATGACAACTTTAGTTGACTATCTAATAGAATCTACACAGCAATTTGAATATAGAATTAAAATTGCAGGCGAACTTACTAATGAGAACTTAAAAGACATGGAACATCAGTTTTCTAAGTTTGATATGGTGAGTATGTCTAAACCAAGAAGAACTCCAGTAATGAAAGATCCGTTAGGATTTGAAGGTCTTAAAAATGAGGAGATTAATATAATAGATGTTATCTTTAATTATCCTGCAAACACAGAACAGTTTATGGAAACCATTAGACAAATAGGTATTCCAAATAATCGTGTAGTTGTTATTAACAAGCAGTTCAACGACAGTATGAATGCCGAAAACGAAGAAATAGAAGATACAAACGGCGAAGCATTATTAAATAGCGATCTTCCACAGAGTACACAAAGTCAATTAGAAGCGAGCAACGAGTATAAAGATTCGTACCAAGCAATTGTAAAGAACGCAGACAAGTCAGAGTACGAAGTTGCAGGTGGCAAAACACCAAAAGCACAAACAACCAACGATTTGCCACAAGGCAACACAAGTCCGTTTAGTAATGTAAAATTACCAGAAAGACCGGAGACTGGGGCAAAGCAATGAACTTACAAGAAAGCATTAGAAAAGATTTAGAAACATTTGATGCTTCTGGCGAAGGTATTAACGAAGCAGAAGCATCAAATGATCAAAGAATTATGCAGATGCTTTCTAATTTTAGAACACTGTATAAAGAGATGAAAACACTAGATTCAAGTGGGTATGCGCTTGATGAGTATAAAGAAAGCACGTTACGCGATCTTTACCATGATTTAATTGCTAACTGGTTTACTATTAGAAGCGGTAAACGTGAAGGTATTCCAGATTTAGATGGCAGTAACTACAACCACCCAATGGATTGATATTATGAACTTACAAGAAAACATTAGAAACGACTTAAAACTGTTTGAGTATGAGGATATGGGAGATAGAAAAGGCTACATTACTGACAATAGTAATGTACGTGACCCTGACGTAAGAATAGTTGGATTTGGCGATATGAGCTATTCACAACTTAAAGCAAACGTACAAAAGAAATTAGAAGATCTTGTTGCAAGAGGTGCAAGAGGCGATTACAGCACAGTTGATTGGGCAGTTAATACTAAGGGTGGAATTTTAGGATTCTTACTCGAAGCAATAATTGAGATTGAAGCAGAAATGGAAGAAGGAAAATAGTATGAATTTACAAGAAAGTATGAGAAACGATATCGATTTAATTAAAGAGCAGACAGCTACCACAGAGATGGCAAGCGACGCACAAGAGATACTAAAATACTTAGGCGATTTAGCAATCACAGGCGATATTATAGCTGACGGCGATGTAAGCATGGATGATATACTTGATATGCTTGATCATTCTGCTGGATTAGTCCGTAAAATGGAAGCTATTACTAGCTTTGTTAACGACAGCGGAATGGCATGAAAAAACTAAACGAAGGACCAACAATACAAAAAAACCATAAAGGCAATCATTTAACAAATGCCGATGGTGAAATTGTACAGTCTTTCGCAAAAGATAGAGCAGGATTAAAATCCGCAAGACAGTCAATGTACAAGAATTTTAAAGGGCTTAATGTAAAGACTCCAGAACCAGAACCTCAAGAAGAGCCAGTTGAAGAAGGTAATATACACGATGATATGGCATTAATGAAGAAACAACATAATGCATCTGTGGCCGCAGGTAATGACCCTAGATTGCAACATGCTAGAGGCGAGAAGTTATGGAGACAACAGCACAAAGCAAATCGTGGTGTTGATATGCCTGCTGACGCATTTAACGCATCTGATTCAAGAAAAGTGTTGGATATGGATTACAATGATACGTTTGGCAAATTTGATTGGGATAAACCAGTAGAATTTGCCAAACCTGATGCACGAGCACTTGCTTTAAATAAACAAGCAAAAGCGGCTAGAGCAAACTTTAAATCAAATAAACTTCCGCCACTTACACAAACACAACGTGATACGTACAAACAATCACGCAATGCACAAACAGCACAGGCTAATAAACAACGTGTTGCAAACGGAATGGAACCATTTCCGACGGAATCCAAAGGATCAAACATGAAAAACATAGAATCAAGAACACCAGTTGAGGAAAACATAAGAGATTCGCAATCACCTTCATTAACTGATAGAAATAAACTGCAAAGAGGAATTAAAGCAGGTATGTCACCTTCAAAACCAGTTGCCGACGAATACGGATTTTATGCAACTAAATCAGACAGTGGCAAATTTCAATTATTTTTTAACGACGAAGTTGTTGGAGAATACGATACGTTAGATGAGCTGAAAAAAGCACAAGAACATGTTATTAATAAAATTGCAATTCCGAAAGATTCAGACCTTCCTAGGTATAGTGTATCAGTTGATGCAAGTGGAAAGTATGTATTAAAAGCAGACGATAAAGTAATTGGTGTATATAAAAATGAAAAAGATTTAACAATGGCAGCTTCACAACATATGAACTCAGTTAATGAAGGCGAAGAACAGATACAGGTAGAAGAAGATTGGTGGAATCCTTTATCGTGGTTTGCTGATGACGAAGAGGAAAAGAAAGAAAAGAACAAAAAGAAAAGAAGACCTATTTATAATCCCTTTGGTATTAGCGGCAAAACACAAAATGCAATATGTGCTAATCCTGACTTAAGAGCGATGAACCCAAAGGCATGCGAATCCGAAGATCAAACTGATAAAGAGTTAATTGAGAGATTTGACATGTTTAGCGAACCTAGGTTTAAAAAACAGAAATCTGCTCCAAAGTATGACCCTGTATTTGATATGGAAAAACTGCCTGATCTAAAGAAAAAGAAAGCTTCAAAGTCTCTGTCTAAGGATCCAGGGTATGACCCTGTATTTGATACAGAAACTTGGCTTGACACACTGCCTAACACAGAAGATCCAGAGAAAGAACCTGTAATTATAGATCCTGAGAAAGAAAAACAAAAAATGACCGGAGATACTGATGGTCCGTTGTTTAATAGATTTAAATTATTACGTCAACTGTGTTCTGATCCTAGAACAAAGGCAATGAACAAAGATGCATGTGCAGAAACACAGGAACCAGACTTTAATAAGTGGTACTTTGATAATTACCCACACCGAAACACCGAAGGTAGAGAACGTGTAGAAGAAGATTGGTGGAATCCAATGACTTGGATAGGAAATGGAAAGGATAGATACCCAGATATGATCACCTTAAATCCAGAAGAGAGTGATATCCGCGCAGATGAATTAGAAAAAGAAGTTCATGAACTAGCACGTGTGAAATGCCAGCAAACAGGAGATAAAGAGTCTTGTGCTCGAACAAAAACACCTAGTTATAATAAGTGGTACTTTGATAATTTTCCTCATAGGAATAAACACGAAGACGACAAACATCACCAGTTACATCACCAGACCGATGATCACCAGACCGAGGGAAAAGATATGAAAATAAATGAAGGAATGACAGTCAACACTACGTCTAGCAAAGATCCTAATATACAAGATACTGTTACAATTACTGCCGACGGTGAAGATTCTGCAGAACTGTTGCAAATGATTAACATGGCAGGAATTGGCTCATCAACACAAGAAGAAATACCGTCGGAAGATGAAGGATGCGGGTGTGATGATAAAACTGATATTGACTCAATGAGAGATATGATAGGCAATATGGATAACATGAGTATAGAAGTTATGCCATTAGAAGGCGACACAGTTGAAGAAGATTTAGCAAATGCACCTGATGAGAAGTATGCTGACACAGACTACATGGTTAATAAACTAGCAGGTGGTATTAATAAACCTAAAGTTATGTATAGACAAGCGGCAGATGGTGATAATCCAATGAGTGCTCGGTCGATGCCAGTTACGGACTTAGAAGAAAGTTTAATGAAAGAGTACAGAGAATCTATCGAAGAAGATACAGTAGATGAATCGTGCGGTAAGATCGTAGGCGGCAAACGCCACGGTAAGAAAAAAAAGAAAAAGTCAAAGAAGTAAAAAAGTTCCGGAAGTAAAAAAACGGTTGACAAATGTTAGTCCGATGTTATAATAGATAGCATATTTAAATGGAGATTAACATGAATATCGGAATTGTCGGGTCTAGAACCTTTACAGATTATCAACGATTAAAAGAACTATGTGATGACGTACTCACGCCTACGGACGTAATTGTTTCAGGAGGTGCTAAAGGTGCAGATGCATTAGGTGCACGATACGCTGATGAAAACAACTTAGAAAAACTTATCTTTAAACCGGATTGGGCTAAACATGGTCGCGGTGCTGGATTTGTTAGAAATAAGACTATTGTTGAGAATTCTGAGCTCTTAATTGCATGCTGGGATGGTGAGAGTCGTGGTACTGCTGATTCTATTAAACACGCTAAGAAAAAAGGTATCAAAATTCTTTACATTATGAAATAGCATAAATATGGGTTATGTTATTACATAACCTATTCGAAGACTTCACCTCACAAGACGACAGATTAAACATTGACTACTCTTCAGGTGGTATGACCAAGCTTGGCAAAGGCAAAGCGTTTCAGCCATACATAGCAAAAGGCATTAACGTAGCACATCATCCTGTTCACAGTGTATACAAGATGGTACAAGCTACAGATGTAATGTCGTCTATTAAAGGTAAAGGGCCGTACGAAGTAGATCAAAATGATTACCAGCAGTTCTTAAAAAGAACATCAATCTTTTTACACTCTAAAGTAATACGTCCTAATAAAATAGATGTTGTTATTACACCAAAGAGTTCAAGTAACATATTAAACGATTTACTACAAGACTTACAACAACGAGCGCAAGGCATTGAGTTCTACCCAGAGTATTTTGTTAAGTCAATTGATCCATCGCAGATTAAAATAGATACAGAGAACCCAAAGATGACACCTAAGATTCTAGCAGGTCTACAAGGTGTATTAAACAAAGCAGTTAAAGACGGGTATTTAGAAATGAAGAAGTTCGACAAACGTTTCGTTAAGTTTGTAAGTAATTACTTCTCACTAGCAGGCCCGCTAAGTAAACGTGTAACTGAACAAACAAACATACTAGTTTTAGACGATGTGTTAGCCTCAGGTGCTACATTCGTAGAACTATTTAGAAACTTAGAAGGTTATCCACACAATAATCTTATAGGCGCAAGTATTTTCAAAACATAACCTTAGGACTAAGGTAATGGCCTGGTGCTAGCTACCATTAAGGAGCAAACTTACTACTCCTTACAAAGTGAGATTCTTAAATACAGTCATTCTAGTTAAGTCTGGATAGTCTGTCCACTTTTGAAGAATAGGTTTTCTTTCTTTTGCTTCTCCTAGTTTTTCTAAACCTAGTTGTGCAGTTTCAGGAGTCATATAATAATGATACCCGATAGTTTTGATATCTTGTGTAAACCAGCGAGTAAACGGATCTCTGCCATCGATTACCATTGTCTTGAGTTTATCATAGTCATCTTCGTTATCTAACAAAATCATTCCGCCTCGACCTAATCCTAAGTGTTTCCTAAATTGAAAGCTCAGACACATATAAGTTGATGAAATATAGCTATTTTCCTTCCATAGGACAGCGGCATCAATAATGTTTGTATTCTTAAGGTAATAGTAGTCATGCCACTCTTCGTGATACCAATTCCATTCTTTACCTAGTTTCATCATAGTAAATGGTATGCTAATATATGTGTGTTTAGGCACACTTATATTGTTGTAGTTTTTTAATCGCAAGCATAACTCGAGCGCATGAGTGCAAGAATCTGTTGCTACTGCGTACTTAGATCCGTAAAAACTTGCTATCTCTTGTTCAAATTGATTAATTATTTTAAACATGCAAGTAATTATATAGGCGTATGATGTAGTGTATAATTACTTGAAGCACGTAAAGAGTTATACAAGGTTAAAACTCCTTATTATTAGCCAGTCCTGAGGGTACTGGTGTGTAAAAACCCTCACTAAATTTAAACTATGCTGAGAAGTGAATATGTTTACACCAGCTTACAACAGTATTAACCTAACAGACTACAAGCCTTTGTTAGGATATTACATATTTAGAATCATAAAGCAACACTTTCCTAACGTACACATTATTGAGCTCGGGCAATGGGTTAAACATGGACTTGCCCCTTTTCCGCCAGTAAGTAATCAAGAAAGAGAATACGATCATAGTTGGCTTATTACCGACATAAACAAGAAATTAAAGCAAGGTAAGGTTGTTCTTATTATGCTTGATGCAGATCATCTTTGGACTAACAGACCAAAAAAGTTTATCGAAAGTTTATCTATAGCGTTAAATTGTTTTATTGATGAAAACGTGTATCTAGTTAAAGAGCACGACGCCGGTGAAGGTTTCCTCAGTGACTATAACATAAAATGTAAAACTCTAGAGTTACCATGGGAAATGTTAAATGATGTTATTTGTTATGACCGAGTTTCAAAGACTTATAACTTTTCATACGCTCATAGTATTAACAAGAATTATATATGTTTTGCGAATAATTTCCGATATCAGAAACACAAGAAGGACCTAGCAGAAGCGTTATATGATAATGCATTATCAGATTACGGGTTAATAACATTTAAGAAAGATTACCTTGATACATTTCCTGCTAAGTTTAAAGAGTTCTGTAAAGAACAAAGACGTCCTCCGTTTGATGACAATATGAAAGAGAAAGACGATTCAGAATGGCGTAAATATTATAAGCATTATATGAAAGGTGATTTAGATAGTGGAATAGGTGGAAAGCACAGCATTGAAGGAGTGCTGATGTCAGGAAATGCAAAGAATTATTTACAACTAAACGAAGAGTATAACGATGTTCCGTTAGTCGTCCATTGTGAATCTGAAACTATATTTTTTCCAAATACTGATAAAAGTGTATG